TAGCGGCCCGTGACTCCCAGCATGAACCCCTTCCTTCATCATGACCACAGGTACGATAATGTGAGTGCGGTTGTTGAAAACCTGTTCCCGTACTTCGTACCCGGCGTTGTTGTTGGTTAATTTTTTGAGTTTCATATTTGAATTATTTACAGTTCCATTGGCTTGTCGTATCGCTGAAGCCTCGCAGTTTTTCCGAGAACCTCCGTCATTGAGGCACTGGCTCAAAGCGGAGTTGGCTATTTCAACCCATTGTCGCTTTTGAGCTTGGGTCAGTCCTTGTTTGAAACGATTTACGTCAGCGGTTGTCCAAGGCATTATTCACAGTTTCAGGTTCAACATCTTTTTCAAAAACAATATTGTTATCTTGGTCACTCCGAATCTCTTCATGCTTATCATTTCCATAAGCGATATCATTTGGAATGCCATTGGGGTATGCAGCGCAGAAAGGGACTTCCGTAGTTTCGTCATCCCCCGTCCAGCGCACACCCATAAAGAACTTACAATTTCGTTTACTGCATTCTGGTTCTTGTATCATAGCTTTTTAATTTTCAGGTTTACCCAATACTTTTTCAAATAAGTCGTGCACTTCCTTAGGCAAGCGTTTACCCGCAGAAGTCCCGTACAATGAAGATGTGTACGCGGAAAAACACTCAGCAAAGAATTCTTTTTTATTTGAAGCCGCGTACTCCCCAATATTTCTCTTTATGTAATTATGTCCCAATTTAGTATATAACTTATTGAAATCCAATGAATCACTGACGCTCATAATACCTTGGGGCATGTTAATTGAATGTCCAATTTCGTGCCTCAACGCACCTCCAAAATCGGGGCTTACGTTGAATTTACCAAAGCTCAAACTATCTGCGTATTTATTTGAAGCTTTAGTCCCCAACGTTATTAAGTCCTTATTGGGAGTATATCCTCCCAATCCACCAGCATTGTCAATGAACTTAGTATTTTCCATGCGTATGCGCGGATTTTTGCCTCGGCTTTTCAGCTTCTCAACATATTCCCGAACTTTAGGGAACCGCGCCTGTAAATCACTCAAATGAGCCCCTGCAAAATTAATCTTTTTCACAGCAGATTTACTGGACATAGAACCATCCGCATTAATTTTGAACCCAAGATTATCAAATTTCTTGTTTAGCTCCGCAGCATGGTATGCGTAATTTTTGTATTCACTTTCAGTAATATCTTCACTCCAATAATCATTCCGGGTGCCCCTCGGGGACGGAGTTGGAGTTGTTTCTGGTTTCGGTTTCGGTTTCGGTGCGCTTTTTCGTCCTGATCTGGGCATCTTTTTCTTTTCAATATTTGGCTCAGTAGGCAACGCCACGCACCGGCATTGGGGGTGCAGTGGTATTTTATTTTGCATCTCATCCAATGTAAAAACCTGTCCTTGTAAAGAACTACACCGGGGGCAAACTCTATTGTCCCCAGCCGTTTGCCACTCCGCTTTTACCTTCACACCTTCAGCACCCGCATTCCGGTACTCTTGCATAGTAGCTTGGTGGTGAGCGCGGATTACTTCAGTGCGAGCTAAAATTTCAGCCCTGCGCTGCGCAGGAATGTAACGTCCCAAAGTATCGGTTATGCCTAAATCAGCACCCCCTCCTTTTATTACAGCGTTCAACTTCCGAGCCAACAACCGGGGGTTGTCTCCGTCAATAATACCTTGGCTTAGCACCCGGGAAATCTGTTGACTCATAGCCTCTGTAATGCCTTTCAATTCATTGAATACACGCGTATAGAGAACCCCCACCGTATCAACGTGGAATGGTTGAGACATTACTGCTTCAATTCCTCCACCCCCTACATTACCTAATGAACTAACTTCGTATCCGACTTGTTTCATTTCATAACGCGCGCGTTGAACTCCGCGTTGGTAACTATCTTTTATGTATTTGTCCGTCCAAGCCTCTTCAATAGCAGTCCCTGACTGGATAGCGTCCCGGGTTTCAATAACTCCGCGTTCAATTTCCCCGTTCAACCAATTCATGAACTCTTCAACTTTGTCCTTACTGCGCGGAAAATCAAAAGCCTTTGCCCCGGGACTGGTCATTTCCGCTTGAGTGGTTGGACGATTAATCAAATTGAATACGTCATCCTCAACCAAAGCCTTGCGAATAACACCCCGCAATGCGCGGAACCGCTTACGCATTTCCCGTGCGAACGCATTACGCAAAGTAGTAGTATGCGTGGGGTCATAATTCCGCGCATTCACTTGAAGGGAATTGCGTTGGTGTGTATGTAAGACTTTAGTTGGTACCATTTGTTACTTTTCCTTTAATTCAAACTCCTTCAAAGCATTCCCCATGTATCCCAAATCCTTATCTTCAATAACGTAATCTACAGTAACCCAAACACGAGTTGCTTCAATATTCAAAGTGGTTGTCAGGGCCTTTTCTGTATTAATTCCAGCCCGGTTTAGCGCATCCAGAAGTTGGTTCCAACCTCCGTTCGCTTTCAAGGCGCGAATGTTAGATTTATTCGCTTGTTTATTTTGGCCAATTTCATCCGCTCTCGCATCCTTTTGGGGTTGTTCCGGTACGTTCGGACATCCGTGCGCTAAAATAGCCGCAGCGCACTTAAATCGCTGCTCAACTTCCCGGAAAAATCTTTTCAATCGTTTCATATCGTTACTCAATTTATTTGTTGCGGGAGCAGGATTTGAACCTGCATTCTCTGGGTTATGAGTCCAGCGTGTTACCATTACACCATCCCGCTATATTCATTCTTCAATTCCTTCCTCACCCCCGGCTTGCTCGAAGTTCTCTTGCTCTTCATCTATGTCAGAATTGCTCATCTGATTAACATCCTCCACCTGGTCATCATCCAACCCAAGCATGTACTTCAAAAACGCTTTTGGGGGGATGACGGCGGATGCCGCCGGGGCTTCAATATAGCTCTTCAGAGCATCTGCCCGGGTTTTTCCCACATTAGCGCGTTCCCCTTCACCCTTCGCATAGGGGTCAGGCCAATTCACTACAATTCCGCTATTGGAGGAAGTACGGGTCAACACTCCGTATTCAATAAGCCGGTCAACAAAAGGTTGTATAATTTGGTCTTCAGCGTACTCAGTTCTCCGGCTTTGTATTACTTCTGTCCAATTGTCCGCGTCCTGACTGGATGCGAGTTCTGCACTTTCGCTTCCCATCAAAATCCGCTTAGGTATTTGCTTGGCAGCGGCTATCATAGATATTTGAACGTCCACATGGTTTTTGGGGTCAGCAACTTGAGGGGATAACGTTTCCAGCTCCACGCCCTGATTCAAAAAGAACCTCCGCAAGTGATTTTCAAACTCATCCAACTGGGTTTTCATTTGCTTTTCCGCGTCATCCCCCATCTCATAATCCTTATCAACCTTACCTTGATACCCAGGCCTGGCTCCACGCCAAAACATCTCAGCACTACCCCCTACCAAACGTTCCAAATCCTGCAAGCGATTGTAAACGTTTTGAAGTACAGGAACCCCCTTCACTTCTGACTCCATTAATTTTTCAACCACGTGGATTACGCGCGTATAATGCACCCTCAAAGTCTTATGTGATTCAGCTCCGGGTTCCGTCAATTGAATTCTATACAGTAACGGTAATCCAAACCGAGGGTCAGCCGGGTCATCAACATATTCATCTATTTCAACGCTCTCCTGACTCAATGGCTTAACGTACAAAAGTTTACGATTGCCCGGCTGGACAGGTTCGGAAAAATCCTCATTGGTTTTCACTCCATCAAACCCCAAAAGCAATATTCCAAATTCTCCCAAACTGCTCAATCTGTCCAGACGTTTGAATTTGCTGGTTAACTTCAAACGCTTTTTCAACTCCTCAAATTGGTCTTCAAAAGTAGAGTTCTCAACATCCACTTCTGATACGCTAAAATCCCCTTCCCACGTTTTGTCAACTGGACGATCAACCACGGCTGCAGCTATATCCTGACGACTGTACTGAGTAATGTAGTCAGATGGATACAATGTTTTCTTATATCCCAAAGCCTCGTATATGTCCCGGTTCCCCCCGTAGTGTTGACCCAACGCAGAAGCCAACTTGGAACGGTTGACCAATTCTGAATATACAGCCAAAGCCTCCTCATTCCGTTCCCGGGTGTCCCGGGTATTGGTTTGAGGGTTATTCTTTTCTTGATTTGGATATTTTGTGCGTCTCATATGTTATAATATCTTGACTTGTTTTTTTCCATTCAATTTCGCAAACCCGGCTGAAGCCGCGTCCACCTGGTCTTTGTTGGTACTAAAAGGGAAGTATCTGTGCTCCCCTATAAAGTCCTTGTTCCAATCCCCCCTCAATAACCATACATTTCCGTTGTTCACCTGTACTGAATAAGGGTCAGCCCTATATACCTTGTCCCCAGAAGGCAAATCACGATATACAGAAAAACCCACCAAATTTCTTATTGTAGCCTCCGCACTTTCTTTTCCCCCGCTCCCGGGTTCCTGCTCAACGTACACTTTCACATTGGTTCCATCTGCTTCAGCGGTTTGTCTTATTATACGCTCCCGCTTTTCCGCACTCCATTGCCCCCGTATTACATCCATAACAATATGTTTTCCGCTTTTCAGCTTGACCATTTTCACACCGCACGTATATGCCGCATTGGGGTTATCTTTTTTCGCCGTTCCGGCTTTGTCCCAATAACGAACTGTTTGAACAATATTGACCGGTGCAGGCATTTTTTCAATAACAGAAAACCCGTCAACCTGAAACATTCCACCTCCAGGTGGGGTTGGACGCTGTCCAATTTGACCAGCGTACCCGTATTGACCCAAACGTTCATATAATCTATCCAAAGCTGCCCAACTCAACCTATTTGGATCAAGTAATCCGTCTTTGGAATAATTCTGTTTCAACTCCGCAGGCTTAACTTCATCTTCATAGTTGACCATTTCCCCGGGAAGGGAAATATGCTTCACCTTATCAAAAGTAGAATTTTCAATCATATGCCCAGTAGGGTCATTTTGGTGAAGCCTTTGCATAATCAATATGATTGGAGTAACGTCCTTATCAGTTTTGCGAGTTGAAATTTGGTCAACCCAGCGGTTCGCATTTTCAAGTTCAGTTTCACTCAAGGACTTGTATGGATTCAGCGGGTCATCAATTAAGATTATATGCGCATGAAAACCAGCTACCGTACCCCCTACAGACGTGGAAAAGCGGCTGCCTCCTTGCTCAACTCTCGGGGCTCTCCCGGGATACGTGGGTTTCCGGCATTGAACCCGAAAATTGCTCTTGCTATCCTTATCCGCTTTGATTTCAATTTCCGGGAAAATCTTTTTGAACAGGTCACTGCGTACCAAATCACGGCTGTCATCCGCAGCTTCAAGACTCAATGGTGAGCTATACGCCCCTGCAATAAATTTCATCCAAAGCCAGCGCGTCCAAAC